ATCAGGTCCATCACTATGAAACTATAGAAGTTAGAGATTTGAATGGAAGATTAATTCTTCCAAAAGGGCAGGTTGTAGACGCAAACTTCACAATACCAAACTTATATCAACCAATTATAGTTACTCCCCCACCTCCAGCACCAACTCCACCACCACTTCCACCCCCAACTCCATCGAGTCTTTAAAATACTCAATATGTTGGAATAACACCCATAGAAACAATTAAATATACATCAAATACCATTAATCCTGTAACCGCAGTGACAAATTATGATTATGAAACCATTAAAAATAATGACAAGAGATCAATAAGTATTTTAAATCCAATTTATATACAACAGTTTTTGAATGATATGAGAAGTATCATGAGTTATGATAATCATTCACAATATATTGATGACAAGTTAATACGTGCAAAAAATACAAGGTTAACTGGACAATAAAAAAGGGGGGGCAATGCCCCCCAACAAAATCAATCTTCGGCAAGTTTTGCAAAGTAGCTAAGTGCATCGTCGTCTTCATCTTCGACAACTACATCAGCACTGCGAGTCGGTTTCAGATTGTTGAGTTCGGAACGAAGATCATCATCAAGTTCCTTTATAGGACCACGAGAATATTCTTCTTCTTCGGCAACTTCTTCATCTACACGACGAGAACCCTTGTTACCAAGAACATAATCAAGACGCTTCTTCAGTTCATCATAGGTCTTGAACTGATCGGGAGCAACAAGTTCTGCAAGAGAATACTGCCTCTTCCAGATTGCTTCCATCTCATCATCATCGTCCAGAAGAGCACCTTGTGCGGCAAACTCACTGGAATCATAATTACGGTAACCAGCAACGTTCTTTGCCTTCAGTTTGAAGTTAGCACCTTGCCAGAAGTCAAAGGGATCAATTGCTTGTTCATCCTCAAACTCAGGTTGCATTGCGGCAGTAATCTTATCAAAGATTTTCTTACCGAACTTATACAGGAAAACTTTACCTTCGTTAGCAGGATTAGCAGGATCCTTCACAACATAGATGTTGCTCACATAAGTCAGTTTACGCTTTTGCTTACGGGCAACTTCCTTACCAGCATCAGTGCCATTATTCCACAGTTCGGAGTTGAGTTCCGACACAGGATCCTTCTGATTCAGGGTGGTGAGACTATTTTCTATATACCAACCACCAGATCCTTGAAAAGCGTGGGAGTACAGTTTCACAAATGGCAGATCTTCGCCGTTAGGAGCAGGGAGGAAACGAATGACGGCATAACCATTGCCGCCCTTATCACATTCTAGTTTCCAAAGACGATCATCGCCAGATGATGTGTTATTATTCATTTTTTCTACTTCCTTGACCAGTTTTGCGGTCAGGGAACCAAGTTTAGACTGTTTCTTGAGATCAGAAAAGCTCATTTAGATTCGGGGGATAGTTTGGATGTTTTGGATTTACTTGGATAGTATAACAAAAATAATCTTATTTGTCAAGAAATTTCTTGAGAGATTCAATAGTTTTATTCATACTATTAAACAGTAAACTCATATCTGTGTCGGGAGGAAATCCCATAATTGCCACAGATTTGCGAAGATTCTCTTTCATTTTAACCGCTTGTGGGTCATCAGAAAGAGAAAGTCTTGTATACATAATGCGTTGCTTTTCAAGAAGCAACGTGAGTTTTTCAATGTGTTCAATTTTATCTTCGCGGGATAAAGAACCAAATGACAGAATACTTCCATAAAGAAACTCTTGAAGTTCATTTATTTCTTTAAGTTCTTCTTGAATAAGGTCAGAATCAAAAAATTTACTCATTTACAATATCCCGCAAAAGTTTTTTATAATGGCATACATCGGTATTTAGAAAAGGTTTATACTTCTTGATTTTCAAACTTACGGTTTCCCAAACAGGATCAATAAGTTTTTTATCAAACACATTCCCAAACTGGAAGATTATATCATAAATCACCAGAACTTCAGGGGAAATCTTCCCACTCAGGAACTTTTTTAGAACTGGTGGATGACCTTTCGAGCAGTTGAAAGCATCTTCTAATTTGATTTCCGAGAGTAATTCTTCCGATTGTTCTTTGAACAAGTAGGTCAAACTCTGTTGTCGTTTCATCCACTCGACGTATGTTCTTTCGCCAGAATTTATGATTTCTCCAATCCATATGTTCTGTGGGTTATCTGTGGCGACAAAGTTTGATACTAGAAAATCTACAATTTCCTTATCGGAATATTTCCTTGAACTTTTCTCAAAAAAATACTTATCCTTACGTTTATTAAAAGAAGTCAGAGTTGCTCTGGACTTTCCACCATACTTAAAGAAATCATATTTTGGATTAGTGAAATGACTTTTAAGTGACAGATAATGTTGATAGCATTCAAATGGGATCATAATTAAAACCAAAAACTACTTTCCTCCGTAAGTTTTATATCTATCTCCTTCTGCGCTTGACCAATCTCTGTTTGAGAACTTGCCAGATGATTTATCAAGTTCGCCAGTTTTTCCTTTAAATTTGGCAAGAACTCTTGTCGGTTCTGGTGTATCAAGAGATCCTTTTGATAGATTAACTCCCCGATCAGATAAGGCAAATCCCAGATTTGTATTATTCTTTAGTGCTTGCGATCTCGGTCCATATTCTCTAGCAATACTTGAAATGGTAGAAGCATAACTTGGATCGGTGGCATAAACACCATGACTCACTTGTTTTGTTCCAGGAATCTTTGCTCCTTGTGGCAATTGCAAGTTTCTTGCTGCTGTTTCTAAATCTTTTGCATCACCATACTTATATGACCACGTTTTAACTCTATTTTTTGTCGAATCTTCCTCACTATCAAAATCTTTAAATTTTGCATTGGTCATGTAACTTCCACCAGAACCAACTTCTCTTGTTCTTCTTACAGTACCTTTTTCACTATCAGATGCTTTCTGCCCAAATGGATTATTTTTTCCACTTTGACTTGAACCCCAACCAGTCTCTGTTGCCGCTTGGGCAGCAGTTAGTTCTGGAAATTTATCACCAGATGATTTAGCCTGCCTATAAATTCTATCAAAATATGCCTGCCTTTCTTTATCAGAAGCTTCCGATAAAAACTGATTAAAAGTTTTCATTCAATTTAATAGTTTAAAACTATTTAGTTTATAGGGGAAGTTTTGCTCTTGAGGTATGCTTCATAAAGTTGAGACGGGTTGCATCCCACTTTAACTTTTCTTTCAGAGGTTTTGAAATCAGTTTAGTAACTGATTCTACGTCAAGACTATTAACTTCACAGTAATGACAAATTGCATCAATATAGTTAAAGTTTTCTTCCGTGACAATCTTTTCAATCTCAAGAGCAAACTTGGAAGGTGTTAAAAACTTACTTTCTATTGCCTGTTCTAGTTCTTTATTGGGTTCCATAGAGTTCCAGTTTATCCCTAACAAACTTTCTAATGTATTCGGAAAGTAATTTGATGTACTTTCCTTTGTTGTATTCTTCATAAACGACGCATTCTCCATTTTCACAGGACATAATGATTACAAGTTTTTTAACTGAAATACCAGTTAGTTCATATAGCATACACCCGTATGCCATACATTGAACAAAATAATGTTCGATCCACTCTCGTGGTTTAGGTTTTTTAGAAGTTTTAAAGTCGATGATTGCTAGTTCGCCATTATACTCGGCAATACAATCAACGGTTCCCGCAATACCTAATTGCTTACTATATAGGGAACCTTCAAGAGAGTGAATATTATTTATATTCTTGAGAGTTGATTTTGCAATATTAAACAGAAACTCTGAGATTGGAAGAACGTCAGAGGGAAGATCGTGATTTTTTAGGAAATACTCAGTAAGAGTATGCATATCCGTACCACGACTCGTTGCAAGTTTGGTAATGCGCTCTGCTTCCTCATTTCCAACTTTTTTACGCCACTTCACAAAGATTTCTTTATTAAAATGACTAGTTACCGAAGTAATAGAAACTAGTTTAAGTAGTTCTTCATCATCGGGAACTTTATAATATCGAATACCATCTATAGTCTCCCGCTCAAGTTGCGGG